AAGAAGTACATTGGAGGGCTGGCATTCCGATACCCCCGCCGCTTCGCCAGCAACCATTCCAACGAGGTACGCATTTTTGCCATGGAGGATGGAACCCGCAAGCTGGAATGGGGCTACGTTACCAAGGAAAAAGGATATCTTCTTCTCGAAACGGAAGAGGGTGTAGCTCCTGAGAAGTTGGAGGAAGTCTGGTGGGAACATACCGCCTGTACCGTTCGCCCGCCGTGGTTCGTGGAAGCATGTCGAGTTAAGGTAAAACTCGGTCGTACGCTTATCACGTCCGGCGCAGAAGAAGCCTTTACCCACGAAGAGATTGCCAAGTGCATGAAGCGTCACTCATACGGTGATTGGGGCGATTGCTGCAAGGAAGACAAGAAGACTAACGATGCAGCACTTAACCCGAAGAATCCCTGTCGGGTGCTAAGTGTTTACAAGTTCGAAGATGGACGAGTCCTCTGGGTCATTACGGAATGGGATAGAAGCGTAACAACTGCGCTATTGCCGGACGAATACTAATCAACCTCACCCCCGCCCCTGAACAGGGGCTTTTTCTTTTCCCGTTTTTGACGCGACCCCTATAGTGTCCGCAAGCTGCTACGGTTGCAGCGGAGGACAAAATCTAAAAATAGAAAGATTAAAAATTATGTCACAAGTAGACATTCAGACGGATACCGAGGGTCGCATCATCGGCCTCTCTGGTAATTTCACTAAGTGGACTAACAGCAATGGTGAAGAGGATCATTTTGCACCTGACGCTGTGACTATCACCGTACCCGAGAACATGGAAGCCCATGTTTCCGCATCGATGACTGTCGATGATTGGGGGTATATTGATATTACTCCTCTTTCTGGGAGTGGCTCCACGATTCGTGCTATTAACCTTACTACTGAGGTTGCTAGTCCGGGTCCGCGAGGCGGTCATGTGCGTTGGAGTGGGCAGACCAATGAAGCTATTGTGTTGCAGCCTGGTCAGTATAGCATCATTATTCGGCAGGATAATGCCCCGTATGGTGAAGCATATGCAAGCGAAGCTGGAACCAATGTGTCCTTCTGTCAGGCATCTGTAACGATTGAATATATCGCTATCCTTGCTCCTGCAAAAACTCTTACTGTATTAACGGCTGATGAGTATGGTGAAATTGGCGTGACCGGTACTGCCTGTGCAGGATACATTAAATCGGGAAATCGTGTCAGCAACGGTAAACATGCAATTAGTGTTGGTCTGGAGTATTCTGGCCCAGCTAATGATGCTGACTTCGATGATGTTCCGACTAGTTCTATTGTCTCAGACAATTTTAAGCCGAGTAATATTGTTCCTGATTCTTTGGGTAAAGCTCGTTTTAAGGTTTGGACAATGGGTAATACGGGGGATCCGTCGGTAGTTAGTCTCAATGGTGCTACATCTGAACCAATTAGCTATCTTCCTGCGGTGTTCGAGGATAAGTTCGAGGTTACCGTTTATTACACATGCATGGAATCTAGTTTTTCTGGAGTAAATGCAAATGACTTTGTTTGCCATATTGGTGACTCCAATACGAATACAGTTATTCTGTCGGGGGTAAACGAAAACTTCAAAAATCAGGTTAGAACGGAAGGTTTTGGCTTGCTGACAACACCTGTTGTTTACAATGGGATAACGTATCCGTACCTTGCCAAAATTGATGCAAAATGGCGAGTTTACGAACACGTTCTGGGTAACGCTAACAATGAGCTTGTTCCAAAGGTTTCTTGCGCTACAGATGATGGCGTTATTAAGCATGGCTCTCGTATTCAGATTTTGCTTGGTGACGAGCTGCTGAGTTCTTTAGAAAATGAGCAAGGCATTTTCGTCTCAGATGATACAGGCCACGCTATTACTGGTAACCATATCGATTTGTATTGGGGGTGTGATGCGCCGTCGCCCAACGATCCTAATATTCCTGAAGGACTCGCCCAGGGGATTGCTTCGGGCAATCGCTTTAGAGTCGTACTACTGTCTGAAAATTAATTGGTAACATTACTTCTCAAGGCGGGAAGAAAACCTTCCCGCCTTTATATATTATAGTATATCTATTTGAGAAATTGTTTTGTTATTGAGTGATGCTTTTAATATGCCGTTTTCAATATACCAATTGACGTTAAATCGATAACAACCTTCCGCTAATTGGTAAACAAGTGTAGAAAGCATAGTATTGTCTGGTGATTCTCTTGCTATCTTATATATTGCGTAATATGAATTCCGGCGTCCTGAACTGACACAAACAAAACAATCATCATTCAACCATAATATCGCTTCAGTTGCTGGGGGGGATACCTTAACTATGCCAGCACCATATGAAAACAATTCTGTGGTAGTACCATCATTTTTTTTCATATACAATATAGGGTCTTGAGCCGTAGCATCAGTTTTTAAAAAAACAATTTCTCCTGTACTATTTGGCAACGATTGACACATGGCCTCTTCGAGGGTATCCATAACTATAGCAGCATCGCTATTTACAGCAGGAGTAGCGTTAATAACGTTTTGGAAGACGCAACAACAAACTAAAATTATTAAAAACATTTTCATTTGTGATTTATGGAGCGGGTTCAAGCTCCAATGGGATTTTAACAAATGCAAACATTCGATGCAAGTTGTTAGTAGCCTTTTTCTCATTTTTCATAAAATCAACCTCAACCCTGCCCCTGAACAGGGGCTTTTTCTTTTCCCTATTTTGACGCGCCCCCTATAGTGTCCACAAGCTGCTACGGTTGCAGCGGAGGACAAAATCTAAAAATAGAAAGAAAAATTAAAATGACCAATACGGAAAATACCGCTTACATCCCTCTTTCCGCTATCAGTGAAGCAGATTATTTCATTGTAGAACAGGAAGAGCCTAGGATTGATTGGCGTTACAATTCTGATATAACCCACCCCCACGATTGGGAGGGGTATATTAAGGTTACCGAATCTGGCGAGCATGAGTTCAGTGCAACCATTGATGACAACGGTTACATTGAGATTGCTGGCCAGCGAGTCGTTAACCTTGAAGGCACCCACTCTCAGACCAATGTTTCTGGTACTATTTCGCTAGATGCTGGATATCATTGGGTGAAATTGCATCATGAAAATGGTGCTGGTCCTATGGTTCAGGCAGGAGCTGCGAATGCGGAAGTGTTTACGCCTAAAATGGATGGAGTAAATCTTAAGTTGTATTCCATTGTTGCTAAAAATACAGAACATTATCCGATTCGTTTTGATGTCTTGTTTACCTCGACTTCAAGCGTTGTTGAAAGTCAGAAAAACCTTGAAACTCAGGGGACATATTCTGCGTCGGGACGAGTATTTAATGGTATTATGACTGTTACTTATAAGGATGGATATTCTATGACTGTGCCCGTTCAAAGCGGCGGTTGGATGGCCAATGGTAGTCCTTGGGTAAACAGAACAGCCAAGGATTCTCAAGGCAATCTGGTTTTGCCTCCTCCTGCTTCAGGAGCATTTAATCCAGAAGATTATCCTGATACAGCCTGTCCCTCCTCGGTCACTAATCTCCGAACTCCTTTCTTTGTCTTAGAATCAGGCGTCAAAGGATACATGATACTAAATGGTACGGTGGCAGATCCTAGTCATCCTGACGCTCAACGTTCTGGCCTCTATTTACATGTAGCAAAACGCATTGGTTCTGAAGGATGTATCAGCACCTTTGATTATGTGAAATGGGGTATTCTTAAAGGAGACATGCGAGTCGCTAACACTAAGACAGATATTCCTGTCTTAACTGTAAGCTATAATGGGGTTACTAGAAACGCATTGAAACAACCGGAGTCAGTATAACTGCAAAGAGAATAGATAGATTGTCAAAGTAGTATATAATAAACTCTAGTTAGAAGAAATCCACCATGGATTATATTTCATGGTGGATTTCTAAACTAAACTACTACTGCCTCCTATTCGTTTGATAAAAAGGGCTTCTTAAGGTGTTAAAAAATCGAGGAATTTTAACTTGCGGCCACTTCTTTTGTGCATCTTTAATTAAATTTGATATTCTCTCGATGTCTTCTTGTGTTGTTTTTTGACTTACACCTCCGTATTGAAAATAGCCATCAGAAAATTCCATGCCATTTGGAGAATATGGGATTGCTCCATACTTTATTAAAAGGGATACTATGTCATAGTCGCATATTTGTGTCGCTATTGTCAGAGGCGTTCCACTCGATTCTCCCCCAAAAGTAATGTCATTAACTTCTTCTGGGTGGTTAATAATGCGCTCCATTATTATTGTTTTCGATTCGCTCATTGACTTTCCCTTTAAATCTTTATGAATGAATCCATAGCATGAATGAGCTTCGTTTGCTAATGCCGTGGCATATTCAGATAAATATTGGAGGAGAATACTCTGATAACACGAATCTGGTCTCGGCGAGTCGAATTGCAAAAAAGAAGGATTACTAGGATTGCCTGAATATGTGTATGCGATGTCAGCCTTTGATTCGTTATGAAAGCTGAAAAAGCAAGCTATAATTAGTAAAAAGCATTTCATTTGTGATTTATAGAGCGAGTTCAAGCTCTCATGTCATTATAACAATTACAAACACGCGATGCAAGTTGTTAGAAGTCTTTTTGTGTATTTCATAAGAATCAACCCTATCCCCACCCCTGAATAGGGGCTTTACTCGTATGCCGAACATCGTCACACCATCACAAGCCGACACCGTTCTGGAAGTCAACCGCGCCAACGCCATCAAGCAAGCGGTCAGCAAGGTCAAAGCCAAGAAGCCACTTACAAAATCGGAGGTAGAGCTTCTGCAGACCATCGCTTACAGCGCGGAGCAAGGCGGTGACCCGAATATCACCGAAGTCTGCACCGTGGTGGATTTGGCGGCTGCGCTGGGGGTATCGCGCCGGAGCATTGGCAACTGGCGTAAGATGCCGGATGCCCCGGAGCCTAAATCCAACGGCAAGCACGATGTGGTGGCATGGCGCAAGTTCCTGCATGACCACCATCTGGACGGCAGTTCACCCGGCGATGAAGAGGGGCTGAAAATCCGTAAGCTCTTGGCAGAAATCAATGAACGGGAGTTCCGTTTGTCGGTTCGCAAAGGCGAATACATCCGCAAGGATATGGTGCGCGAAGCATGGCTGAGCCGTTGCGGACGCGTGGTCAACCTGCTGCGAGCCAAATTTGAGAAAGAATTGCCACCAGTTCTGGCAGGAATGGATGCGCCAAGTATACAGGAGTCGCTATCGGCGGCGATTGATGCTGTTCTGCAGGAGTTGCACGAGGGGAAAGGCGACAGCCTGACTCCCTGATTTGACACATTCCCATGGGATGTGGTCAGCAAACGTACCAGCTCTGAACTCGAGAACCGCTTTGCCATACTCTGGGATGCTCTGGGTGGCCCGGAACTGATGCGGGAGTACCGATTTGATAAAAGCCGGCGTTGGCGGGCGGATTTTGCGTGGCTTGATGCGCGGGTTCTGGTGGAAATTGAGGGCGGTGTATGGAATAGGGGGAGACATGTGACTCCGCGAGGATTCCTGAATGATGCCGAAAAATATCTGGCTGCCACGTTGCAGGGGTGGGCTGTAATCCGCCTGGTGGATTGTATGCTGACACCGGATATGGTGAAGAAAGTGCTTGATTATGCCCGAAAGCGAATATCTGGAAAGCCTGTGGTGTGAAGCGTGGACTCCACCCGACCGCAAGGATGTCTGGATGTGGGCAGAGGAACATATCGAAAACATACCGTACTCGCCCATACCCGGACGTTTTCGTGTTGCAAACTCTCCGATGCTGGCTGAGGTCATGCAGGAAATGGTGAATCCCCGTACCCGAGTCGTGAGCATAATTGCAGCGGTGCAGAGTTCCAAGTCCACGGCGATTGAGATTGCCTCGTGCTACATCATCTCGAATCTGCCTGACCCCACACTCTGGCTGGATCAGAACGACGATGATGCCCGTGACCAGGCCGAAGGGCGCTTGCGAAAAATCTTCGATTGCTGCCAGCCCGTAAAAGCGTTGTACCCGGCAGATAAGTATAAACTGCGTAACACCACCATCCACTTTGCCAACGGCATGACGCTCTGGGTAGCCGGAGCCTACAACAAGAGCAACCTGCAACGCCGCTCCATCCGCTGGCTGATTGGTGATGAGACTTGGCGCTGGCCGCAGGGCCACATGGCAGAAGCCGAAGCCCGTACAACGGCATTCGGCTGGCTGGGCAAGTGTATCTTTTGTTCTCAGGGAGGCTTTGCCGGGGATGATACACACGCAAAGTTTGATACAACTGACCAGCGGGAATGGATGTTTACCTGTCCGCATTGTGGTAAAGAACAGGCATACGCCTGGTCATGTGTTGAATGGAGTAAGGATTCTAAGGACGCAGAGGGGAATTATGATTTCCGGAAGGTGCGGGCTACGACTTATATGCGGTGTTCGCATTGTCAGGCCAGATTTGAGGATAGAGACGATGTGAGACGCGATTTGAATGGGAATGCCCGGTTTGTGCCGCAGAATCCGAATGCCGCTTCGGAGTATGTGGGCTTCCATTGGAATGCACTTGCCACCATGAGCTGGGGTATGCTTGCAGAATTGTATCTGCGGGCTAAGGCGGCGGCTCGCAAAGGGGATTACACCCAGCTGCAGCAATTTTATCAGAAACGCCTGGCGTTGTCGTGGGATGAGGTGCATGAGGATTTTCATGTTGAAAATACGCCATCGGATTACAGGATGGGGGATTTTTGGGCAGGAGAGGGTAATATCGGAGGTGTGCCGCTACGCCTGTTGACGGTGGACGTTCAGCGCGAGTGCTTTTATGCTGTTCTGCGGGCATGGGCCTTGGATGGTAGTTCCCGGCTGATGCTCTGCGATAAACTTCATTCCTGGGATGATATAGCCGCATTGGCCGAGAAATACGGAGTGCAGAACAACCTGGTGTTTCTGGATTGCGGCTACCAGAGTTATGAGGTGTATGGGCATTGTGCCGAACGTGGCTGGACGGCGTTGATGGGTGACCGCCGGGCGACTTTCACGCATCGGTTGAATGATGGTAAGCAGGTGGAAAGATTCTATTCTCCCAAACGAAAAATTACCCTCGGTTATCAGAAAGTCGCGGATATGTATTTCTGGAGTAACTTGAACGTGAAAGACGCGTTGTTCCGACTCCGGCGTAATACTTCATCCCCACTTTGGGAAATTCCCGCTAATGTCCCGCAGGATTATCTGGATATGATGGACTCTGAACACCGCACCTACGATAAAGGCCGATGGATTTGGAAGCAGATTGGTAACCGCGATAACCACTACCTCGACTGTGAAGCCATGCAGGTGTGCGGGGCGATTATGCTTAAACTAGTGGGTGGAGAATGATTTAAGGAACAAAACCACCAGAGAAAAAACTTGTTTCTTTAGAACATGTGCGTATAATACTGCGTATCATGTTAGGTTGTGTTTTTAATATCGATTTATTTAATCAAATAATAGCTCCTGTGTTTGTCGCTTCAGTAGGAGCTTGTGTGGGCGTCCTTGTATTTTATGAAAAAAAGAAACGAGAGCTAAAGGAGACTGCATACAAGGAGTACATTGAGGCAAATCAGGCTTTAGCTGCACACATGAATGAGCCTGAGGTTTTGCCCACATATCAAAAGAAATATTTTCAAGCATGTGCAAACGTTTATGTGTGTGGTTCCGAAAAAGTTTTAGCTGTGATGAGCGAGAGGCATTCTAATTTAGATGCACCTAATGAAAAGCAACAAGCATATTTTCAAGAGATAGTGGAAGCTATAAGAGATGATTTGAAGATGGAAAAGACATATAACGTAATCTTTCATCTTATAGTAGTAGGTACTCCGTCGAATGCTAATAAAGTAAAATGAAGGGAGCTTAAGTGATTTTTGACATGCCCCCTTGGGCATGAGTAAGATTTACTGCGCACACACCGATGTTGTTGCTACGGATTCCCTGATTGAGAATCCCCGCAACCCGAACCGCCACCCGGAAGACCAGATTATCGCCTTGGCGAAAATCATCCGTCATCAGGGGTGGCGTAATCCTATTGTTGTCAGCCGCCGCTCCGGCTTTGTCGTGAAAGGTCATGGTCGCTTGCTGGCAGCCCGCATGCTAGGGCTGGAGGAAGTTCCGGTCGATTATCAGGACTACGAGAACGAAGCCGCCGAATGGGCAGACATGGTGGCAGACAACAAGATTGCTGAACTCTCCAACATGGATGAGGATGAGCTGAATGCCATCATCCGTGAACTGGATGGGCAGATTGACTTGGAACTTACCGGGTTCAACGATTCCGAAATCAACTCTATGCTGGCCAGTGTATCGGAAGACTTGGAAGCCGTGCCGGACAACGTGCCGTTGGATGCTGATAATGACAGCACGGTGACTATCCTGCCGTTCATTGCCTACGGAGCCAAGAAAATCTACATGCAGCCGGACGAAGCCGAACGATTCGAGCGACTGCTTAAGGAATACAGTTCCGTTCATGGTAACTACAACGGGCTTGCCCTTGAACTCATGGAGTTCGGCGATTCCAACTTCCGCAACGACTCCCATGAAAGCTGAATTCATACCGAACTATCCGCTGGCGCAGTTGAAACCTGCAGATTACAACCCTCGCCATCTGGACGAGGAGAAGTTCGTGCTTCTGCAGAAGAGCTTGCGGAAGTTCGGTGTGATTAAGCCGGTTATCATCAATGGTGAGAACGGCATCCTGACCGCTGGCCACCAGCGTA